CGTTTAAATCTGATGCTGAAAAACAAGACATCTTACGTCGAAAAGTTGTTCCTATGGGACGAGCTTCACGTGAATCATTGTCTGTGTTTGTGCCATTGCACAAGATGCTTATTGAACACATGATCTGTAGTGATAGCGATGTGTACTACGGGTATGAAAAACGCAATGAATGGTTTTTAGCTGATAGTGAGAATTTTTTTCTCTATGATTTCTGTGTTCCAAAGCTCAAACTGATCATTGAGTACCAAGGGAAAGTGTGGCACCCAGATCATAGACTTGATGATAAAAAGTTATCATTGTGGAAAAATCCACACGGAGTCACAGCATTGTCTGTGAAGACGAATGATGACAAAAAACGTGCATTTGCTGAACGTCATGGGTACCGCGTTGTGTATCTTTGGGGAACTGATGATGCGTCAATCAACATGCGAACAGCATTTGACGCTATTACGCTAGCGGTGAATAATTCTACGTTGACAGTTCCAATTTCAAGCGTTAATAAATTGATGAATTGTTCATCTGTGTCAGTGTCTTCACCAGTTGGATTCAGCAACGTCACAGAATTTTACGTCAAGAACGATAAATCACTGTATGATATGCTGTTGATCGATGGCCGTCGCTTACGATGTTCTGATGATCACTATGTTCGTTTATCAACCGGTCAATGGGCGTCTATTCATGATCTTGTCGCAGCACGGGATATCACATATAGTTCGATCATGATTAATACTGACATGGGTCCTCGTCAGGTATTGTCAGTAACGTATGTAGGTGTTGGAACGGTGAATGATATGACCGTTGAACACCCAGAACATAGCTACTATGCGAATGGAATTGTTAGTCATAATACCGGCAAGACGCTCTTGGCAATCGGCGCCGCACTTGAACAATTGAATGGATTGGGAAATCCTTCTCGAGCAAGGTATGACAAGCTAATTGTCACAAGACCTGTTCAACCCGTAGGAAAAGACATTGGGTTTCTTCCTGGAACGCTTGAAGAAAAGATGGAACCTTGGATTGCTCCGATTCGAGATAACATCAATTTCTTGATGGGAAGCAAGAAGGGCTCTGCACGCCGCAAACCCAATGATCCCAACAAACAGCGTGTTGGTGACGAGTATTATCTTTCAATCATGCAAGACAAAGGTTTGATTGAGATTGAAGCGATTACGTTCATTCGAGGTCGTTCAATCCCAAATGCATTCATCATCATTGATGAAGCACAGAACCTTTCAATGCATGAATTGAAGACTATCATCACTCGAGTGGGAGATGGAACAAAGATTGTTCTGACGGGAGACATCGAACAGATCGATAACATTCATGTTGATCAATTCACAAATGGCCTCACATATGCAGTTGAAAGGTTTAAAGACTATTCAATTGCCGGTCACGTTACACTCGTGAAAGGCGAAAGATCGGCCCTCGCGACGCTAGCATCACAAATTCTCTAATATGAAATTTAAGGTTGTAAAGGTCGTATCCCGTGGAACAAAGGTATGAAAAAATCTCAAGTTGATGAATCTGAACAACTTGCCACGCTCGCTTTAAAGATTCTTTGAAGAAGAGTTGGACAGTCCTTACCGTTCTGCTGTATATTTGTCAATGCAATGTCAGGACTACTCGATTCGAAAGCGCGCATCCTCGATAGCATCATAACGTTTGAAGGACGTAAGCAGATCTCAACAGGTCAGCTAAAGATTGAGTACGTTTCATTCTCTGATGGCGCAACATTCTATAAGGCAGACATCGCTAGTGGTTCATCTGATGCCACAAGAAGACTATTTCTAGAAGCATGTAACCTACCGCAGGATGAAATAACATTTGAAGCAGACGATTCTGGCAGGTTGCAATCGTTCAAGAATGACAGTGCATTACAGTTACAAGCTGGTCAGTTGATCAGTTTTTCATTTACACCTCAAACAAAGGCCGTGATCACAGGATCGTCAGAAGGATTTACAACGCTTCGTGGACCACAATTTGCGTCACAAATTGAGGGAATCTTGACGTCATCAATTGATAACTTCCAGAAACTCCAATTGATCGGAACACGTGACAAGATTTTTGATGATGAAGGATTCGCTATTGGAAATCCTAACATTGAATTCGTTATTCACAATGATCGTCCAATAGCAAATCCAAACCAATGGGTCGCAAATGTGAATCATCTTGAAAGTTTATTCAGTGATCCTCGGTTGTCACGATTGCCAAATTTCTATTACATGCCACCTGTGAATAAAGTCAATGATAAATCTATCGACAAAAGTGACAGTCGAAATTTGTCGATTCAACAGCTTGGCAATTTTCCGCCATGGGGCAAGACACATGTTGAACCACTTACATACGATCAGATCAAAGGAGAACTTGATTTGTATGAAAAGCAAGGTTACATGAAGACAGTTTCATTCGAACCAACGTCAAGGAAAAACTCTATTATTGCACAGTTCTTTGAGACGTCTTACGACACTGTTCGAAAACTTGATGTCATTGATTTTGGTATGATTCAGAATTCAGACAGTCGCCAACCCGTGTCGCAGTTGTTCTTTGTTGGCAAAGTAATTGTTGATGATAACGACACTCATACTTTCATCCATTTGTTTACGATGCTTTTCGAGTGATAATCAATGTATTTTAATACCGAACGAAAACAAAATCTTCTACGCATTGATGACACATATGCTCATTTGGATGATATCCTTGCGAACAATGACATGATGTTTGATTTTACGTATTCTGTTTCACAGACACAGGTCATTCAGAGAAAGGCTCTCACTGTCAATGTGAGTGTTTTTACGAGAACAGTCACGCCACCATCGATCATGGGAACTAGCGCGACAGGAAAAATAGACACTCGTGGGCTCATACACGCCGTGTTGTCAGCAATGTCCGACACCAAGAGCGCGATCAAAAACCAAGAAGATTACGTAGTTGCTCGAAAGACGAGCGACATCACTGCAAAAATAAATAACGAAATTGTCGGAAAGCTTGTCGCTGGTGTCCCAGCGTCAAAGATTCAACCGATGTATAAGAGTTCACTCAAACTCGTTTCAGCGGGTCGATTGAAAAAAGACAATGACACAAAGCCTGTCCTTCACATGTTGGCACATCCGACGTTGACTGACACGTATAGCGTTGTTTCAGCATCAATCGTAGAAGATACTCGAAAATTGATGTTTGACATGACGACAAGACAAGGTGTCGATCCTTCATCGATCGTAGGAATGACGCACAGAAGTGTTCCAGCATCAGATTCATTTGCTGGAACACTACGTCCAACGAAGTCAACTGAAGTCATGCTCAGCCCTATGTCAAGGCTTTTGAATTCACGAATTATCGATGCTTCGAGCATTGACAAAGAACAGACAAATGTCGATGTCGTTGATGAACAACTTATGCACGTTGTTGTGACTGAACCGATTGATAACATCGACATGAATGTCAAACTCTTGATTCCATTTTCAAAGAAAACGTTGTCGTCAAAAGATCCGACGAGTGTCTTCGTAAAATTTGAATTGATCGATTCTCAGACACTCGCTGCAATTGACACTGTGATCAAACCACTCGACGTCATGAATCATGTGAAAATGTTTCATACCCCTGTGAAACCCCCAATTGTCAAGTTGACGAAGGGTGAAATATCGACCCATGCGAATCTCGAAATAAAACAAGTCGACCCAGGTGCCACCGCGGTAGATGTGTACAAAAGGACGATCTCTCGAGTTTCACCCGAACAAGATTCTTACTCTCTTATTGGAACATACGATGTAAAAGCAAATGAACAGTCACTGTTAGTTCAAGTTGATGTTTCGAAAAATTCAACGTTATTGTATCGTGTCGTTCCTGTAGGCCATGGTGTCCAGGGATTTGAATACACGAACGTCATTTCAACGGCTGAACGATATTCTCCGATCAAATCTATAGCTGTTTCTGCGTCTGCAACTGATACTGGCATTACGATTGAGGCCACAAACATTCCAACGTCTGCGTGTGCAATTCAATTTGTTGGTAGAAATTTGACAATAAATGAAAATGACTATCACAACGTGAGTGAACCAATGACAATAGATGATGCTATCAGACAAGCGGATCATGTGACATTTGTCGATAGTAATGCACGTTCAGGCTACATTTTTGAGTATGTAGTTCGATTGTTCTATTTGTCAGGAACAACCGAGATCTCAGGAAACTCTGTGATCGAATTTGTCCAACCAAGACAAGGAAAAGTCGACACTCGAATCACTGACCTTGTCGTCAGCCACGACACAGAACCTAATGTGACATTTAGCATAAGTACACAAACAGTCGATTCAAACATTGACGTTGTCAAAATGTTGCTCGAGAAACAGAACATGCTTGATCACTTTAAAGATGATGTGACACGAGAACGTGAGTTCTTGAAGAGCTTGATTGCTCATAGCATTCATCGTGTTGATTTGACATTTGGCACCCGCGAAGATTTTGGTGTCATCACAGGTGACAAGTTTTCCGACAGTGACCTGAGAAAAACCAACGCAGTTCAACCATTAAGGTATGGACATAAATATAGATATGAAATCTCAGCACTCTTGAGGGCCCCCGAGACCATGTTTGAGACGCTTCGAAAGGTCAGGACTGACCCAACCACCAAGAAATTGTACGAGTTCAATCCGGCAAAATTTTTGCATCCGCTTGCACTATCCCGAGGAATAATTGTCACGCCCATGGGACTAAAGACGCGGTATGCAAAGACGTCGATGGAACACGGATTTGTTGGAACGACAGAATTCATTGATGTCTCATTTGACGCTTCTCTTGCCCATGTTGTTGATGCAACTGCAAGCAAGTTTGACAGGTCTTTGAATATCATCACTTGGAAAATGCAAGGTTCGACTGACATAGTTGATCATTTTTTGATCATGAAAGATGTTCACAACGTCAGGACGCTCGTTGGAAAAGTTCATTCAGAATTTCAACATGGAAATTGTCAATTTTTACACAGAGTTTCAGCTCGAGATGCAGGTCCAATCACGTATGTGATCGTTCCAATTTTCAATGACTATCGTACTGGCAAATCTGTTAACACGAACGTTGTCATCATATGATCAAAACACTAACAAAGACTGGCAAAACTAAGGCAAAGATGGGAAGTGTTGAGACACAATCTCTTCCTTCATCTGCACTTGTTTCAACATCGGGCGTTAGAGAATCAACAGCACTTGCTGCATCGTCAAAGGGGCCCTTGCCGTCGTATGAAATGTCAACACCACCAGGAACCACTGCTGTCATGCATACGTCTGACTCCTCAACGTATATGGTCTCTCCTAGTCTATCAATCATTGCAACAAAACTAGCGACTGATCCCACGTTTAGTATGCCGATAACTGGTGATGGAATCAGTCGAATTCTTCCAAGTTACACTACTCGCATTGACTTGGGACAGTTTGGTCCAAAATCATCTGATGATATGTCAGTCACAACAAAGAAGATGTTGCCGTATGAGCAACTGACTGGGATATCTCAAGAGCGCCCGCAGATTGTCATGATGACAAATTTCAAACCACTTTATGACTTTGATCAGCGTGCTGCTTCTCAAGGTCGTGGAAGTGATATGGATTCAGCCAAACGGTATTTGAATTACATGACAGATGCAGGAATGTTTTTTGAGGCTCAAATGCATCTAAGAAGCCTTCGTCAATATGATGTAAAGGGTGTCATAGGAACGCTCAAGGCACAATATCCACACCTTGCTCAACAATTCACTTCAAGGCGATCTGATTTTGCAAAAACGTTGGATGAGTTGAATACTTCTGTGAACTTTTTGTGGAGCCTTGTTAACACGACTGAAAAGACGAAGAGCCAACTTGACATACGTAGTGATGTACACATTGTAGATCCGACAGAAGTGATAAGAGATCACGTTACACATTTCACGCCTGTTCGTTCTGAGGCGTTATTAGAGAATCTTACTACGACGATAGCTTCAACGTTGCCAACGTCATATACGATCGTTGACGTCATGACGCAATTGGGATACACGGCAGAAAATGTTCGCCAAACGTATTCATCAACAAAATTGTGGATGCAAATGTTGCTTGAATTGAAGGAAGTCTTACGTACACACTCACTGTCATTGATCGATATTGATCCTTCGAATCAAAGGAATGACACGAGTTCAATAAACTTGACGAAGAACACCGCAAAAAAGTTTGAGTTTAGCAATTTCTTGCCGACACTCCCAACAATTGACAAGTTGCGAAATGCAAAACCAGGAACAATTCCTGCAATCATTCAATCAATCACTGAGTCGTACAATTCAATCTATGAAGATGTGCATCTCAAGTCAGATGAGATGAAAATTGCCGCATTAACAAACACGATTTCACGTGAATTCAGATATTCAAAGGGACTTGCAAGCGAAGAACTAAAGAGAGTCTTGCTAGATTACTATGGTTACACCACTCAAGAGCGTGGAAATCCACTTGTTTTGGACTTCATTGTTGGTCGTTTTGGTGCGAATATTTCTGACATTCCAACGCTAAAAACAAATTCTCTTGTTAGTGTTGCACAACAACAGCCTGCGACAAACGTTGCAGTGTTGACGTTTGAATCAAAATATCTTGAGGGCGACACGGGAACGTTGACACCGGGCAGCACATATTATGTTGATTCAGCATTGATGACAGACGGTAAGAAGTTTGACACGACCAAGATGGAAGATCTCGCAAACCTTCTTGACAATACACACAACCAATTTAGCATCGTCGTAGATGCAATGAATTTGTTATCAGCTGACACAGTCGATGTGACGAATATTGCAGCTAGCAAATTTGTTCAAACATTGAGTAATCCTCGAACGTTGTTCTCTGAACTTTGGAAACAGTTTGTCACAACGACTGGAAATCCACTGCCATTGACTCGTGATGATAGGTTGACGCCTGTATTTTCTGCTGCAAAATCAGATCCAAAACTACGTGCTACACTCATGCTGTATCTTGTTAGTCGAATGACGCGAGCATATGATCCTAGCCTATTATTCTTTGGGTCGGATATAACAGAAGACAACACTCCTACGACAACAGCGTTGATCGACCAGATCATGAAGATCTTAGATGCTCAACCATTGTCGACCGTCACGAGCACTGTAGCTGTAAAGAAGACAAAAACAAAGTTCGGTGATGCGTCTAGTTCTGGCGTTGTGTCGTCTTCTTCAAATATTGTGACCCGCGAAGCGATAAGGGCATCACTAAAGTCGGGAACAAAACTCGTAACTACAATTCAGACACTCATGTCAAAGATGCTATCTGCGTTCCAGAAAGACAATGCCGCAATAAATGTAGACGTAACGCGTTTTGGTGGCCACCTCGACACGGTCGTCATGATGGCATTTTTTGATCTGATCGTTTCAATGGTGAGCAAGTATGGAAATCAGGAATTTGTAGGTCATCAAGTTGATAAGGGAGTTGCAACGTTCACACTCAAATACACTGCTACGAATAACACGAATTCTATACATGAGATTGACGGTCGATTGTTGCGTGAAATAACGTTGGCACAACACATCGTGTATAGCGTTTTGAACACTTCTCGCAAGCTTACAAACGTTGTTGGAAATGTTGTGAACATTCTAAAGAGTACCTCAACGGTCAAACAACTCAATGCTATTTCGTCATTGTTTGACGATCCAAATCTGATCCAAATGTTGTTCTCTGAACAACAGATCATGATGCTTGCGTCTGCAGTCGCAGACTTACAACATGCTCTTACGACAGATTCTTCAGCAGGGACAGCACAAGGTGATATTGATGGAAGTGGAAAATTTGACGCTGATGATGAAGTGAAGGCACTTGATGACTCAATTGTTACACCACAATTGCGTGATGCGTTGCTTGGACATGTTTCAACTGCTGAATTTGCTACAACGAAGGCATACAACAAAAAGATTCTTACTGTCGGAATTCCACTAGGTTTTGCGCGCCATCTCAAACAAAAGATAGATGTCAAGAAGCTTCAACGCTCGTCATTTGACAACAAACAAAATGACATGATCAAAATTAATGTCTACAAAGTCAACCTACAGAATCAAGACATCATCTATAAGCCACAGAAATTCCTGTTCGAATTATCACGATTTCCCGTGAGGAACAATGATTACATCAGGCCAGTCGACACGAATCAACCAGGCGGAATTTCGATAGATGACATCATGAACGCAATTCCAACAAGGGACGCATCAAAGTCATTCGGAGATGGAGCAAATGTTCAGTATCGTGTTGCATATGGAAATGCATCACACACACCTTTTGATGATAATTCATACTCATTTCTAACACAAGATGATCGTGAAGAACTTCTTCGAAATCACATCAACAGTTACCTTTGGGAAGTGTACATCAAGATCATGACCGGGATCAGTACCGCTGATCATAATTTTGATCTCGTTGAACCATCACGGTCAGTTGACCAGGATTTTATCAAGACGATGGTCGAACATGTAGTTCACCGAGCTGCAGCACTGACATTTTCAATGGCAAAATCAACGTCTTCACCCCCTCCCGCTGGCATCTTGTTTGCTGGGACGAGCAAAAAATCAAAATTTGGATCGACCCCACCCGATTTTTTAGTGGTGGGACCCATTGCTTCACGAGCACAGAAACCTGCGACAACGTTGACAACATCACTGTCAACAATGTCTCCAAAACAAACACCATTGTTGCTACACACTCTTACGACTGTAAGCAACTTTGCAAACATGATGACACCGCTTGCATCGGGATTGATCCTTTCAAAGAGATTGATCCAACCGAAACAATTTGATAGAGTGTTCAATATCGTGGTAGATCCTGATGATTTTGAAATCGATTACGTACGCACGGTCGCGACGCCGTATGGAAAACAAGCATTAGAACTCATGATCATGAAGGGTGACATAGTCGCTGCAACAAATCAAACGCCTTCACAGTTCTCATTTGCGAGCGCAAACCAAGGCAACGAGTTCAAGGGCCATGACCGTGACAAGGGTGAGGGTGACTTGATCTTTGAGAAGTATATCGTGAACGTTGAAACGTTTGGAGAAGAGGAAGTTTAACGTGAGCACCTCACTACCATCACACGAGATTTATGCCGTTGACGTGCCCGAAGTGAAGAACTTCGATGCAAAATTCAAGTACAATTTCTTTGTGCCAGATGAACAAGTGTCAGAGATCAGTGGCATTCCTCGAGCAATTTTAAGGGTTCCTGCGTCTGAAGTTGACACAGGATTCATTCAGTTCATCACCACACGTACACCCAGATTCACACTTTTTTCGTGGACGAGACCTTCACTTGCTGACGTGGGCAAGAAAGTGTCTGATGTCCAGATGCGAAATAACGTATTTGACACAGGCGACAATAGCACATTGATTGCTGACAACTTGAAAAAGATCATGTCAGAAGATAGTTTTTCATCGTATGATTTTGCGTCTGTGTCATTTCATGACGGTGAGATAGCAGAAAAGGTCTATAAGTTCGTTTCTGGAAGCCTTGAGTTGCACACACTCGATAACACGTACAATTCGAACGTCAGCACAAACAAAGCAGCGTCACAATTCTCAAATTTGCTCCCACAGAATATCAAACCACATTTCATCTTTGCTGCATTAGGAAATCCTGCTCGTTCAAATGGTTCACGATTTAGTTCAAATGGTTCACCAATAACAAAGAACTATTTTAGTCGACTGAAACATGTCATTGTGAATTCACAAATAAACAGCAAGTTATTCCATGACGTCGTCAATAGGAATATGAGCGATCCAAATTCGCCGTTTTCAGCAGACATGAATTCTCTGCACCAGTTTTCGAAACAATTAAACAGAACCGTCAAACAACGATTCAGCACCGCGATCAATGAAAATGAGTTCAAGACAGTTGTTCCATTCGTTGACTTGAAAGTACAGCGAACTGCCCATCACGCAGAACATCAGGCGGCTCAAATTGTAGGATATGTCATTGACAAGTTTGAAGTGTCTTCTGACGGAACGACTATCGAACATCCGCCCATAGTGATTGATAATCCCAAATCATCGACTTGTGTTGACATTCGTGTGAAGTACGGAAAGTCATATGCCTATTCGATGAGGACAATTGCACAGTTTACGCTCCCGGCAATAGACAATGACACAGGTGACATTGCAACTATCAAAGTTCTAATCAGTTCAAAACCATCGAGCAAAGTCTATGTCACTGCAACAGAATCTATCGCACCACCTGTTCCATCTGACATAAATTTTACGTGGAACTACGAGACAGACAAGTTGTTAGTACACTGGACGTTCCCGCCAAATTCACAAAGAGACATCAAACAGTTTCAGGTGTTCAGAAGAGATTCAACGAACGTGCCGTTTGAACTCATCAAGGCATACAATTTTGACGATTCAATAACGCCGATGGCATCTGGTGAGAGGCCTCGCTCTGATCTGTTAGAGTTCGTGACATCACCTGTGACATTCTATGTCGATGATGACTTTGATAGGTTCAAGGGCTCGAAGTATACGTACACCGTCTGTTCAATAGATGCGCACGGGATGACGTCAAACTATGGTGCACAGTATGAAGTCTGGTTTGACATGTTCAAGAATCGCCTTCAAAAGAAGCTCATAAGCCATTCCGGAGCTCCAAAACCATACCCAAATCTTTACCTTGAAGCAGATGCATTTGTTGACATGATAAACTTCTCTGGACAACACACAAAGAGGATGAAGCTATATTTCAATCCTCAGTACTATCAGGTAGAAGACGACCAGGGAAGTCAAACAAAAATCATTGAAACGAACCAAACGGGCGGAGCATACAAAGTCCAGTTCATTAATCTCGACAATCAAAAGAGCCAAATTTTGAACATAACGATCGATAACAGGCTTCAGGAAATTGTCCCAGAGGTTTCATATCCCGTCTCACGTCTTGGTCCAGCGCGCAAATCTAGGAAACGAACATGAGAGTTTGTTGTAGGATGGTGATGGCATGAATAAAAAGTTTTATGTATATGTTGATCTAACGTTAGATGGCGTGCCATTTTATGTTGGAAAAGGCGATGAAAAAAGAATAAAAGTAACAACACGAAATAAACATCACACAAACATAAAAAACAAACATGGAATGATGCGTGAAATTGTTGTAGAGACTTCAAGTGAATGGCTGTCTGGTGAGATTGAGAAGGATCTGATAGCAGATCATCATACGTTTGTTGGTGACAAGTGTTACAACAACGTCGGGTGTAATTATACGTTGGGCGGCGAAGGCGTTTCAGGTAGGGTAACGAGTGAAGCAACTCGTAAAAAGATGCAAAAACCAAAGAAACAATCAACACGTGACAAGATGAGCACGTATGCAAAAAACAGGCCACCTGAAGTTCGAAAGAAAATTGCCGATTCGTTACGCGGTAAATCGTTGTCTAGACAAACAAAAGACAAGATCAGACAAACGCTTACAGGAAGAACGTTGACGGAAGATCACAAAAACAATATCAAAAAAAGCATGTCTGCTGAAACAGTTCGTAACAAGATGGGCGTTCAGAACAAAAGAGAAAACCTTTCTGCAAAACGACTTCTTCGTCTGTCAGAAGTTTCATCAAAGGGCGTTATGAAGTGTGATCGTTCTGGAAACGTGCTCGAGACGTTTCCATCGATAAATGCCGCATCAAAGTCTATAGGCGTTTCTGGAAGTGCAATCTCGCATGTTTTGTGTGGTTGGACAAAGACGTGTCAGGGATACCTATGGAAATATGCTTCTGTTTCAGATTAGGTGTTATGACAATTTCAAATAAAAAGGTACATGGGACGGCTGATGGAAGTAGTGCTTTAACGGTCATCGAACTGAGAAAAAGATAAAGGAATCAAATACTTATGGGTTTTTTGGATGGATCGTCTAACAACATAATTCTTGACGCTGTGCTAACAGATGTTGGGCGCCAATTTCTTGCGCGCAATGACGGGAGCTTTTCGATTCATAAGTTTGGCCTCGGTGATGACGAGGTGAACTATACGATCATTTCAAAGTATGGAAGAACGGTCGGACGTGAAAAAATTGAAAAGAACACGCCAATCTTTGAGGCACTTACGAACCAAAACCTTGCACAAAAGTACAGGCTGGTGAGCGTTTCTAACCCAAACCTCTTGAGGCTCCCAGCACTATCATTGAGCGGTGATGCAAATGTCGATGGAACGACCGGCATTGTGACACTCGGCAGGAATGCCCAGAAGACGGCGACGGCAACGATCGAACAGACGATCAAAAATGAAACGACAATCGACGTTGAGCTCCGCGATCAAACGTTCATTGTAGAGGTCCCAAACCTCTTCATCCAGGTTCTTCGGAACACCCCAGAGAATATCGACGGTCAACAAAAGGCAACATACATTCTTACTCGTTCACCCTCTGAGAATGCATTTGGCGGCTCTTCAGTGCAGTTCACGTTGTCGGTCAAATCAATCACTGATGCACTGTTCACCGTCTATGGTACGACTGCCAACAAGGCAAAGATCAAGGCATACATCAAGGTCACAGGCGTTCAGTCAGGTGCAGTAAAAGACATCACTGTCATCATAGACAAGAACCTGTAAATGAGAAATCGTATTACATTGACATTTCACAGGGCATGAAACTAGTTAGAATAACTGACATGGAACTTAAAATGTGCGTAAAGAATAACGAATTAGTTACAATCACCTCAAGATTGGAGGGGTAATCCCACGGCAATCTTCAAAGAAATTCTACCAAGCGACATTAAGACAGCGCGCTCATTTTTGAATCAGCTTATTGATGTGCTTCAAGAGGATGTGAGCGGATCAACTTCACGTCGAAAGTATCAAGTCTTCGTCACCGGAGGAATCGGGCCCGGAGTTACGAGTTCGTTGTTTCAGACGATCTTTGATCAAGATTTTACGCTTCAGACTGCTAACCCAATCTTTGACATGACGATCGGCCTTCAACCGACTGGAAGCACTGTCATCTCAGCACAGACAGGGACTGATGCTGCAGGTAAGGAACTCTTTGCATCTTCATCGCTCATGATGCGTGAGAAGATGGACATCTACAGGCAGTTCTCAAAAAACCTTTTGGGTGATACGACTGCACTTTTTACAGCGCCGTTTGATTCGACCAGCGTTTCAGACATCATTGATGTCGGAATGTTCGTTGCTTTCAAGCGTCTGTTTGCTCGAGATCAGATCAAACGTGAGACCTTTGCAATGAGGTTCTATCAGACCGCATCAGCGATCGGTCCAAACGGTCAGACTGACAACCCAGGCGGGTTAGTGAGCGGTCCATGGCATGGAAATCTTGATAGCACCTCTATCTCTGGTTCAGCGATCTATACTGATATCGGCGCAGCGACAAACAAGCTTTCAACATTTGGTGGTCAGGTCGGAAATATCGTAGATTCAGCGAACACAGCACGAACAGTAGGTCTCATGTTCTACGATCGAGGCATCGCGGTGTTCGACTTGACGAAGATCACGTCAGCAAGTCAATTCATGTCTGGAAACATTGATGCGATGCATCCTCTCGGGCGCATTACACTGGGTGCCTCAGGAACGCAGACGATGTTCAAGTCGAAGTTTATCCCAGACTTTGTCGTCTCGGCGTCAATTGATAACGTCGTGGATCACGTCTGTGGTTGCAGGTTCGGTTCAGGTTCACAGACTGCAATGACGTTCCAGAACGTCACAAACATCAATAGCACGCTCATTTTCTGTCGAGCGCAGGCTGATGAATTCAACTATTCATCCAATCCAACTTTTACTGACGTTGATAGTAGGATTGTTGTGATTGATCCAGGACAAGAAGATACCCAACAGTCATTCACTTTTATTACTAGTGTTGGACTTTATGATGCGAACGACAACTTGTTGGCGGTTGCAAAGTTATCGCGCCCGGTTGAGAAGTCGCCCGAGCGCGATCTCACTCTACGTATACGTTTAGATTTTTGATCAATAAAATCAATTACTTACGCACACAATCGATATTAATCACGTTTGGTATAAATAAGGGTTGTTGATTTATTATCGTTGGGTTAGAATGATTCATGGTACTTAGCGTGTACATCATAACATGTAGTGTCAATGCAAAACGTTACGTTGGATTTACACATTTGTCAACTGATGAACGATTTAAGGGTCATGTGTCTGACTCTAGTTCTGGATCCTGTTTTGCGTTGCATTCTGCAATTAGAAAATATGGAGTTGAAAATTTCACATGTGAAACTCACTCGTGTTATGCAACGCGTGCGCTCGCCGCAGAAGCAGAAATAAATCTGATAGTTGAGCTATCAACACATGTTTCTGGCGGTCGGGGCTATAACATGACATGTGGTGGTGAGGGTGTTGTTGGGCTTTGTGCAGAGTCACTGGCCCGCATGGGACAAGCTCATAAGAAAGAAAATTTGAAACAAAGCACTCTAGACAAAATGTCTGTTGCAAAACGTGGAAAAAAGCTATCAGATGTTACAAAAATGAGAATGTCAGTTGCTCACATGGGCAAAATATTCTCAAACGAGCATCGCCAAAAAATTGGCGCCGCGAACGGCGGAATAAACTGTAAACAAGAAACACGAGAAAAGTTTAGCAAAGCAAAAAGCAAGCCAGTTCAACAATTAACGATGTCAGGTGAATTGTTGGCAACGTTTCCTTCAATGAAGGAAGCACAAAAATTAACGGGTGTACATTGGACAAATATCAGTAGGTGTTGTCTTGGAAGCGCCCGGACCGCGCGCGGATTTGTTTGGCGTTATGTATCTCAGATGTGACGTTCAATTTGAACATGATTGGATTTGTTAGTGGCAGACTATGCCTCACGTCTCAGCGTCTCTTTGACCGGTGATAGCACGACAAAGTTCTTTACCAAGTCACGTACACACGTTGCGACTGGATATACACGTATTGTCATCGGTGATCGTGGTCCATATGTTGAGTTTGCACCAGAGATGATCATCGAAAATGCAATGCGCGAAGCAGATGCAGTTCACACATACTATCTCGAGCTTCGGACGATACCGGATGACGTGAAAGTGTATTTTCAGGTGTACCGCGTTGAGTATGCAGATTACGTCCCGGGCCTGTGTTATGTGTCACCGTTTGAACTCTATGATGAAACTGGCACTGTCTTGATTGAACCAATCAGATAGTTATGTTTCATGAAAATTCGTTACGGTGACCTCAAAAACATGATAAGTGAGGCAACACGGACGAAAACGTTTGAACAGTTCAAAAAAGACTGGTCGGGCAAAAATGTCTTTGTGAGATTTGAAAAACCTCATTCTGGTATACCCGTAAGCTTAAATAGAAATCAAACATATGGCGACGTCTGGGGCGTCTGGGGATTCCATTTGAAATACTCGTGGCCAGAGAAACCGTCATTTTTGGTGTCGATGCAGGACGTGTATGTATATCGATTGGTGTCTGGCTCCCGCGTGTTTGATACGGGAGCAAAATACACCGAATCTGATTTTGAACGAGATGAAAAGATCTTACGTAAAAACTATGGTGATGACGTTGATGTACCTAAACACTGGCGTGATTCAATGATAAAACACATTGTTGCTGATTATGGCGACGACTACGATGTTTCAAGCATTGTAGGTCCTGCGCTCGAAGACCTTAGTCCAATAAAAAGGCTCGATGCAATCATTTCAATGATGAAGACAACAAAGCAGCGAAATTTCATCTATCGCAAGTTGGGTTATGATGCAGTGATCGATTCATCTGGCATCATCACCCGCGGCGTTTATGCTCCAGCTGTTGCGGGTGTCGTTTTAGACACAACCAAGATCCAGATACTTGATTCATACACTCAACCTCGTCGATGTCAAGAAGACGAATAATTATGCTTTCATGAAGATCACGATTGGTGAATTGAAACATCTGATTAAAGAAGAGATTGATTTGACATCATTATCTCATAATCGAAAAACAGATCTTTCTTCAGGACAAGTTTCACTTGTTGACTTTGTTGTTTTGTATCTTGGCGAAAATGGTCCCACTCGTCGAATTGAACTTGAACGTGCAATTGATAAATTTCGTGGATGGGTTCCCAAGAAATTCGGAACTGAAACGAGACCTCAGGCTCATACAACAGCATCACACTTATTCTCGCGAGAATATGGTCATATTTCAAAGGGATTTGAAGATCTTGAATCTGATATAGGAAATCCAAATTATGGATTTGGAACGATGCAAACAACACTTTGGTTTGGCAATGCAAAAGGTGTGTATGCCTTGAATGCTAATGGCATGGCACGTTATGCAAAGATCGTAGGAACAAAATGAAGATTAAACTTGGTGAATTACGACAGTTAGTTCGTGAAATGGCAAAGCCTGTGTTGCACGGAGCTCGCAATGGCAAGAAGTTTGAATTCGAAGGTATCCCACTCATCCTTGATACAAAGTCAGATCCAGAATGGGTCATTTTGACGACCTTAGATGGACAACCCGTTGCTCGACAGTCAAAGGATTCTTCAGGACACTACTATCAACAGAGTTCGTCAAATCCTGATTATGAAGGTCGCGAAGGATACGCTCTTGACCAATTCCGTGACGGTGAATGGCACACGTATTCATCAGATGCCCACAAAGGTGAGCTCACGAATGGAACATTCTTGCGCCGAACATTGAAGGACAGTTATTGAGAGTGGTAGACCGTTCCTGACGTTGTATAGTTACGACAGGCAATGTCGATCTTCAAAGTAACGCCTGGCGATATTGAGTCGTTCACGGTCGTAACAAATCCATTCAGGACGTTCGTTTCTAGTTCTGCAGGCGTCACAGGGTCTGTCAATGTTTTTGCCCGTAGGTCTAGCATTGAGAAGGATGCATCCACATCTTCTGCGTTCGTTGACTCTGCACATGACGACGTTGACATAAACTCATCATTGATGTCACTTCAACAGACCGGTCGCATTGCAAGAAGCAATACGAACTTGCAACTAGCAGGCACGTTTCCTGGAATGATCTCGAGCTACATGGATCAGGTACATCATTTGGGTGCTTCGTCTCGTAAGAACAAGCAGATGTTGATCACTCGATTCACGCCGTCTTTTACCTTCACAGAGAATACGATGCGAAAGCTCGTTGTGAAAGACATCTTGACGAAGTATCATCGGATCATCTATCCTTCGGCACATTGGGCATACACAAACTACAACTCACTCAACTTCTTCACTGCATCTACGCTGCCCACGTCGTCTTGTCTGATGTATCCAAACATCGATGGTGGGCCATACCACGCTGGCTACGTTTCAGGAACGTATTCAATGTCAGGCGCTTTCAGTTTTGACTTCTACATCAATCCTCGTTACAGGACTGATAACATTGATGGGCAATTCAAGGCAGGAACGCTGCTTCATTTGTCTTCTTCGTACGCTGTTTCATTGGTCACCGGTTCATCGAAAGATGAAAATGGAATGCCGTTCGGTTACAGGATGAAGCTTCAGTTGAGTCACAGTGCTGATATTGTACCGTCTCTTGCAAAAAATGGCACGTATCCCAATGATCTGATTTTCTTGTCAGATGACAATTCATTGCAGTGGAATCGTTGGCACCATGTCATCATAAGGTGGGGTACGAGTGCGATCAATCAAGGCACTGGTTCATTCAACATCGACGGCATTGATAGAGGCACGTTTGTTATCCCATCTTCAACGATCACGCCTTTGCTTTATCCCGCGGGCGGACGTTCTGGTCCTGATGTCCTTTGTGTCGGAAACTTCTACGAAGGAAATAATACGGGATTCGGCGCTCAATCGTACTTCTTTGCAAACGATCCAGCGACTCGTGAAGGTCTGCAAGTATTGAATGCAACTGTTGCGATTGATGAACCAACAAAGTACAGTTTCAATCACCCGCTTAATGCTGAAGTGCATGATCTGTCGATTAAGCGCATTTATATGTCAGATGACTTCATTGCATTCTCTGCCTCGATGGGTCCAAAGTCATTGAACTCTGACACGGCGTTTTATTTGCCTCCTTTCTTTGTTCAGAACAGTCCATTCAGACAATGGGTCGGTACGCATGGTGGAATTCTGCAGACGCCTTTCTTTGAAGTGAATGGAACGACAGACGATCCTTTCAACGTCGCGATGTCGTTCGGCGTCGGTGGACATTACATCAACATTGAGAACTTCTTGCGAGATTTTGCATCTGATGTCTTTCCGTTGGTTCATCACTTGTCCGCGTCAGCAATTCCGAATACGACAGCGCTTGAATCTGCGAATCAATTTCTGTATGATGATCCTCGAGTGCGCAAGCGTAATCTTCTGATCATGCCATGCGATGATGGATTGTTTGTCCCGAGCTACGAACTACTGGCATCTGAGAGCAACAGAACAAAATCAACAGACGATGCGGGCGTTGAAGAGCTCAGTTACATCAACCTTGACAATCTTGTCTCGACCGCATCGCTAATCTTTGGTTCTGCGTTTGAGACTGAAGGCGTGATCGCAACGTCAGCAGAACAATTCGTCAATGACTCGATCGGATTCACACCAGAAGTCCCAGGAAATTTGCCGGGTCGAGCATTCTTGGGATACGTGAACACTGTCAACAAGGCAGTTGCATCAGGAACGTTCGATGCAGGCGTCCAGACGGGTGCCCCACTTACCATTTTTCAAAGGACACGTGATGCTTCATCGAATCAGATGACGTTCTTCAACGTGAGCAACATTTTCTATGGCAAACGAATCCTTCCCGGAAGCTTCCAGATCACAGACTCTGCGATCACAGGTTCTTCACGAGCAATGAGCATCACGCTCAAGGATGATGGCCTAGGAAACATCTACCGTGCTGACTGTTTGACGAGTGCTTCGAAGTGGAATAGCGTCGGAAGCATCTTTTATGACGAGGGTGTCATTGCGATCAAAAGCCCACACTTGTATTTCTTTGGCAAGGAACAGTTCAGCATTTCATTCAGAGGTGAGCAGAACATTCATGTCATGAAGCTCGAGGTGATTGCACCCGCAAATCAACTAAATTCATCCTCAAATCCAAACTTCATGGATGTGCCTGCATCAGGGTACAAGACTGACACCGATCCAGAGTTTGTGTATGTGACGAGTTTGAATTTTCATGATGAGAATTTCAATGTGATTGCAAAGACACAATTGGCACAACCTATTGTGAAGCGTCATGGTGACAGGATAATGTTCAAAGTTGCATTCGACGTTTAATTTTACCTAGGCCAAGATTGATGGAACAAAGAGGCTCATTGAAGTAAAGCCTAAAGAGTTCATTGACACAGAGAAAAATATGCTCAAAACCGAAGCTGCAACTAAGTGGTGTCTTGAAAACGGATTTGATGAATACCTGATTTTTACAGGTGATGAATTAAGAACGATGAAGATCATTTGAATTAGATGGTGTAAGATATTCTCTTACGGAGGGTAATAATGACTGCTAAATTGATTGTACTGATGGGCGTTCTCACGGGTTATGGCATCACCGGCGTTTGTCTTGGTGTCGAGCTCGTCTTGTTTGCCCATTACTTGGGCGTCTGACATATTAGATGCCTGTCAAACGTAAGAAGCGCAAGAAGAAGCGCCATTACCACACAGGCGTCTACAAGTCGTCAAAGACCGGAGCTGAGTGCAAATTTCGTTCTGGGTGGGAAGAGAAGTACATGCAGTATTTGGACGCAGATGCGTCCGTCTTGACGTGGTCCTACGAGTCTGTCATCATCCCATACGTGAGCAACAAGAAGACTGGCAAGCTGCGAAAGTACTATCCTGATTTCTTGGTCACGTACGTTGCGGGACATAAGATCCTTGTAGAAATCAAGCCCTCGAAGCGAGTGACACAGGTAAAGGTGGCAAAAAAGCTCGAGGCCGCCGCGACATGGTGTAAGGCCAGTGGAATGGCCCTACAAGTCATCACGGAAATTGAATTGAAGCAACTAGGTCTGCTTTAAACGTATTATTCTCGTGTCAATTGAAGAAGATACTTAATTCCATGAAGATCAAACTCGGTGAATTGAAGCGAGTCATTCGTGAAGTTGGAAGCATGTCTCCTTCGATGTCTTTGAAGGGTGATCATGAGATGCACTTGAAAGCAGCGCTCAGGAAACATGGTCTTGGTGATGATCAAGATTTGCTTGATGATTTGATGCAGATTTGGAACTATCGTGAGCCAAATTCATGGATGGGCCTTCGAAAGGCATATATCGACATATATTCTGATCCATCATCTGAAGATGAATTTGATGAGTTTGACACTGCAGAGGTGACTGCGGAACACGAAGGCGTCCCATCACCCGAGGTATTTATGGATGCATACAAAGCGATGGTTTGTGACCAAAAGCGTTTTGATAAGCGTTCATCGTACGAGTTTTGATCTTGAGCGAGTGCTGTTGTACTGTTGAAGTATGACACAGAAGAAACGTTACGCGCTTGGACTTGATGTGAGCACTTCGTGCACAGGCATTTGCATCCTTGATAGGGACATTGAACCTGATGCAACTGGAAGTCACATTGTTTTGTTGGACCACGAGCCCTTCAAAAAGTGCAAGACGATGTGGGATAAGGCAGATCAGATGGGTCGTCAACTCACTTTGATCGCAGTGAATCATCTGATTCATGCTGACTTCGAAGTCTTTGTTGAAGAGGCGCTATTGGGATTCAGACCTGGACTTTCGTCTGCAACTACGATCGCATCGCTATTGCGATTCAACGGGATCGTGTCCTATCTCTCCAGAAATGTGTTCCAAGTTGAACCTCAGTTTGTCTCATCTTCTCACGCCCGCAAGGTGTGTGGCATCAAACTTCAGAGGACTGCTGCAGCAGGAAAGAGCCAAAAAGCCCAGGTATTTGACCATATGTCAGCGAATGATTTGAAGCATGTTGTCTGGCCATTGAAGAAGAATGGCAAGATCATAGATGGTGCAGGTGATGCTACTGATGCATATGTGGTCGCTCGAGCCGGCGTTTTGATGAACAAGTGAATCAATTTATTATATGATTTGTTTGTGATTCATACGTTGACAGAGAAACTCAACTTTTTTCAAGGTGTCTTTGGTTCTGGTAGGTTAGCGAGGAACTCAATCAACTTTGATGTTCGGTGTCCGATTTGTGCCCCTAAGGACCCATCAAAGAAGAAGTTGTCAATTCGCACAGATGATGATAGGTGTCATTGTTGGGTTTGCGGATTCAAAGCACATACTGTTGCACCCCTCATTCGAAAGTATGGGACGCTCGAAGACCTGATTACGTACCGAGATAAGTTCATGCCTGCTTCAGAGGTGAATAGGCGGTGCATGATCATTACGCTTGATGACAAACCGAAGAAGCTCGCACTCCCAGATGATTTCAAACTTCTGACACTGTTAACTCGTGCCGACCCAGACGTAAAATCTGCCTGGCGATATCTTGCTGAGCGAAATGTATCTGAACGCGATGCGTGGTACTTTAAAATTGGAATCTCTGATGAAGGTCGATGGTCACGTAGGATCATTATCCCGTCATTCGATGCTGATGGCGAATTGAACTATTTTGTTGCTCGTGCAATAGATCGTACCCGTAAGCCAAAGTATGACAACCCAGATGTCCTCAAGACACCAATCATCTTTAATGAGATCAACATAGATTGGTCACAAAGGCTCGTCTTGTGTGAAGGCGCTTTCGATATGTTCAAGTGCATCGACAACACCGTTCCACTCCTTGGTTCAGACTTCAATGAAGAATCTGCACTTTTCAACAAGATAGTGGCAAATTCCACTCCCGTTGCACTTGCACTTGACGGAGACATGTGGCACAAAAAGACGCCAAGGATTGCTAAGAAGTTGTCTGAATATGACGTTGATGTTATCGTCGTTGATACACGAGCATGGGAAGATCCCGGTAAGATGACAAAGCAAGAGTTCAAGATTGCGCTCTCTCAGGCTCGCAAGATGGAATGGAACGATACGTTCATGGATAGGCTTTCGAGGGCCTCGCGAACCTCGCTAAGGTTGTGACTTTTGTACAGGTCACAGAGAGGTGATATATTTCACAATATGGGATATGTGTATCGATTGATAAATCGTGAAAATGGTTTGTCATATATTGGACAAGTTAGTCGACCAAAAAGACGATTGCCGATCGTCTTTATGAACACCACAAAGATGCTAGAAATGGATGCAAACATTTATTATCGTCTGCAATTCGTGAATTTGGTCAAGAAGCCTTTGATTGTGTTGAACTTGATCATAATGATGATCTTCAAAAGATTGATGCTGCCGAGCGTTTCTATATCAAACAATTCAATACGAATGTTTCATGTGGGGGAGATGGATACAATATGACATCTGGGGGACAGGGGACAACGGGATTTAAATGGTCAGAGAAATCAAGAGATAAAAAACGTCAACATTGTCCTGTTGATTTAACTACGTTAGATGCTGATTTAAAAGAGTTATCTTGGATTGATGCTGCACAAAAATATAACGTAGCATGTTCGACGATTCGACGATGGGCTTTAGAATTTGGTATTCAGAAGTTACCAATTAAGCAAAAGTTCAATAATCAAATTGTTGGAAAGTGGACTGAAGCTGATGAAGTCAAACTACTTGAAATGTATTTGTTAGGATCGTCGCTTAGTGATATTGCTATGTGTTTGATTCGTAGTAAAACAGCCATTGTTGTAAAACTTGCACGTTTGAAAAAGTTTCATAATGTAAAACAACGACGTTTTAGGAATCAACACATTGAGCAATTTTTGGTGCACAATGATTAAGATTGCTCATCTAGCTGATGTGCACTGGCGTGGTCTCTCTAGACACGATGAATACGTTAGTGTTTTTAAAGAACTTGCTCGACAAGTCAAAGATCAAAAAATCGAACATATCTTTATTGGAGGTGATCTGTGGCACACGAAGACGATGGGAATCACACCTGAGGCCGTTGACTTGATGTGTTGGTGGCTTAGAGAGTTGGCATCTGTTGCTGAAGTACACTTGACGTTGGGTAATCATGATGGAAACCTCGTCAATACATCGCGTCAGGATGCAATTTCACCCATTGTAGATGCGCTTGAAAATGAACACATTCATTTGTACAAGAAGAGCGGAGTCTATGAATTCTCACCCGGATACAACTGGTGCGTATTCAGCCTCTTTGACATTGAAGGATGGCCAAACGTAAAGCCCGAGCAAGGTAAAATCAACATTGCATGTTACCATGGACCTGTTTGGGGCGCAAAGACTGAGACGGGATGGGACATCACTGATGGCATCACTGTCGATTTTTTCAAGGACTATGATTTTGCCATGTTGGGCGACATTCATAAGACACAGTTCCTGCAATTTAGGGACGTTGAACTCATCGTTTCCGAGAGTGACTTAACGAATTATCCGAACGCAGAAGTGTTAGAGGTCATCGGTTGATATGAAGACGTATAGGATTCGGGTAAAGAAACCGTGGATGGCGTATCCTGGGAGCACTTTGCAACAAAATTATGCTGAAGATCTCAAACATGGCTATCTCAAATGGGAGATCACCGATAGGGATAACTTCAATGTTGATTTTTACGAATTGCCAAACGAAAAACCGTATGTGACCGTCGATTGGCAGAAAGACGCCAAGACGACGTTTTCGAAGGCTTCGATATATCCCACGGGTTCACGATTCAGGATCAGGAGTTCGACGCACCTTGCCCAACAAGAAGTCCAGACACTCACTGCTGCATTGAAACAGCAACATAATGCCACTGAAGTGACGTTCAAAATTGATCAAGATCTCAACAAGAGCGTCATAACGACAGGAACGTCAACATTTTTGACAGACGACTTGAGAAATCATGACGTTCTTTTGAAGTTTCTGAAGGATTTTTATAAGGATTCACGAGTCACTGATGACGAGTGGGATCAAGTTCATGATAAACTCAAGGCATACATCTCTTGGACGCCTGAAGAGGCGATGCGAAAT